TTAATTATGTTTTTCATCTGTTTTTCTTGGCAGTTTCATCACTACTTCGCTTACAGGGGTCTCTCTTAGCTTGATATAACCTTTCGTCATTTCTTCGCCTGTATGTGCTCCACCGATACTGATTTGCTTCACCGTGTAACCGTCACGCTTTGCATCGGTCATGGCTTTGGCACGTAAGTCTTTAAGAGTTGCATCTGTTACGCCAGCTCTTTGTGCCGCTCGTCTCCATGCCGAAGCCATTCCACCTGTGGAGTACGGTTTTAAATCATAGGTATGAATAACATAGTCAGATTTTTGACTCCGCTCTGGATAAGCTTTTTTTGCTCGCTCTAAAACATCCTGTACGGCTGGACTCATTGGAACGAGTACTTTGGCTCCGCTGCTTTTCTCTGTCTTAGTTGGGGTAAAGAGGATTCCTTTGTCTGTAATTTGATCCCAGCGCAGTAAGCGGATTTCCGTTGTTCTTTGGTAAAGTAAAAAGCAAAGGTCTACATAGCATTGCACCATCTTGCCATTGCGGGTTTCTAAGCCATCTTGGCCAAGTAATAATGCATCTTTGATGGTATTAAATTCATCATCGGTAATGTAGCGTGATCTTTTTTTGGGTTTTGCTACTGTAATTTCTCTACATGGATTATCAGCACGATAGCCTTTTCTGCATGTCCATTTAAAAAAGTCAGAAAGCCTTGATTGATAAATTTGGGCCATTCGTTGCCCCTCCCATTGATCGACGAAAGTTGCGATATCGACGGGAAGTACATCTACTAAATCGAAAGTTTTAAATGCTTGCTCGATCGTATTGAAAACACTTGTAAAATTCTTGTTCGCTGTTTGATGCATTCGTAATCTTGGCGGGTCTTTAGGGGCCTCTTGCTCTCTTTTTTTGAAAAAAGAAGAAGAGTACTTTTTAAAGTAAGTGATGAAATCACCTTCTTCATCTTGCTGTGTATTGTGCTTAATGACTCGCTGAGCGAGTTCTCTTGCGCTGGCCTCTCCATCTGCCACAAGGCAAAGGCTATGCCATTGCCTTGCTTTGCCATCGATGGGGCTGATGGTGTAATCAGCGGTAAATAAATAATATCTTTTTCTTTTGATATAAATTCGGCTGTTGGTTAAGCCGCGATTAGTTGTGCGATGCCTAGCCATGTTTAGCCCTTAAGGCAACCTGTGGGCGCTTGGTTTCTGCTGGGACGATGGAAAGCAGGCCATAGCGTTTTTTTAATAGCTCATCATAAATTGCTTTATTGATGATTGGCCCTTGAGAATCGCAAGTGAGGTCAACAAAGAGGTGTTGCTTGAACCACTTTATTTGGGCGCTTTTTTGCTGCTTGCCGGTGAGTTCAATTAAATCGCCTTGGTTTATTCTTAAGCTTTGCATGCTTTTGGCTCCGGTATTGGCCCTACGAATTCAAAACCCGCAATGCCGTAAGTTAATCTTTCAGGGTTGGCGATATAAAAAATCTGCCAGCTTTGTGTTGGGGTAGCGCGCCACCAGTAGTGGCCACTCTCGGTTAGTTCAGATATCCGCTTTATTTCCATTTATCTGCCTGCAATGCGCTGGGCTTTTTGCTTCGTGGCGTTATGCCCTTGCCAGTCCTTGGCGCACTCCTCGCAGCAGAACACCGCATCATTGACGGCGACCGCGCTGCACCAGCGGCATTCCCCGCTTGGCTGAGGGGTTTTATCTTTGCTTAGCTTTGCATTGGCGTAGTGGGCTGCGATGGCATTGCAGCGCATCAGCTCGGATACAGCGCTGGCTTGGTCTATTTTGTCGCTCATGGTTCAGATTCCTGTTTAGATCAATGAATGATTAAGCTGCATACGTCGGGCTGACGCGGCAGGCGAGCCGCTGCCTTGGCCGTGCTTTAACTTCTACTTTTTTCTGCTAGATAAGCGGCTGCGGCGTTCTTTTGAGCAACTAATCTGGCCCTTTCACTAAAATCTGGTGGGGCTTCTTCTCTTTTTATGCCTTTGTCATTTAATGATTGATTCAAGGTGCAGGAAACAGTTAATGCCACATGACCTAGGGTCGAAGGCTTCGCCCTCTCCCGACGCTTACGCTTCGCTTCAGCGGCAAAAGCCACACCTAAAAACACGGCTTCTTGTTTCTGCTTTTGGGCGCGCTTCATTTCGGCCACTTCGTGTTGGCTGTATTCGATATGCGATGCACCCTTAAATGGGCCTTTTGGGGCGGGGCAAGTTTTGCCTAGCCGTGCTTTGCTTTTGGCTCCCCATTGCACTGTCCAACCTTCTTTGTGAGTGAGCACTTGGCCACGCTTGCTCTTTACGCCGCAAATCACCGCAACCACTTCGCCATAGCCGTTGATTTGCTCGCGCTTTACCAGCTCCAGTGGGTCGTTTTCCATTGCAACCATATAGGCTCTAAAGTCGCCCTTGTCGGCGGCATCCCATGCGCTGCCCAAGATACGGGTAGGGCAAACGATCTGGCCATCAAGGTGTAAGTCGCGTAAAGCGGTGAGCGGGGCCAGCACATCGGCGCGGCCTGATCTCATGGCCTTCATGGCTTCGGTAATGCAGGGCTGTAAATTGCCATCGATTAACCCTTTCGCGGCTTCGACAATGGCCGGCTCTTTATCCAGCGCAATGAGTTTTTCTAATAGGGTTTCAGCGTCTTTGCGCACGCGGCGTGATTCGCGGTAAGGCGTAACCGGCGCGGTGCCAAACATCTGGAACTGACGACGGCCTAAAATACGCGCCCAGACCGTTGCACGCTGTGCGCCGCTGATGGCACTCATGCCCGCTTCGGTGTCGCCGTCTACTTTGTAGCCGTCAATATTTTTGGCAATGTAGGCGATGGCATAGGCCACAGCGGCGTAAACCATGTCTTGGCCTTTGCGTGGCTTGATGGGGTCTATTTTTACGCGGACTTTTTTGGCGTTTTTTTCATCAGGTTCGGCTTGCAGATATTTATCGCGGATGATCTTAAGGGATTCGCTGGCGTGCTGCGGCTTCACAAAAAAGATTAAGTGCCAGTGCGGGGTGCCGTCTTTGTGCGGCTCTAAAGTGCGCAGCCCCATAAAATCAATTTCGGCTTTGCTAAATTGGGTACGGCATTGTGCCCAGCATTGGGTCAAATAGCTGGCGGTTTGTTGCTGGCTGTAGCCATTCCATTTTTTATTGAGGATCAGCTTTAAGTGCGGTTTTTCGCCAACGCTGGTACAGCGGTGGTAGCAGCCTGGCGCAGTCAGCGTGATGGCATAAGCGCGGTAGCCCAGTTCTTGTGCGCGTTCGGCCATGCCCTTCATGCGGACAATTAACTCGGTGCGCTTATTCTTGCCGTTGGCCATACTGCCTGCCAGTACATCGGCCATATCGATCACTTCGCCATCGGGCGAAATAGCCACCGCTTCGGCCATCGCCACCGCGCCTTGTTGGGCACGGATGACCATTCGTTCTAAATTCCACGGGCTAACATAAGCCTGATCTTTACCCATGCCGATACCGTAGGAATAGGCGCGGGCTTCGGCGGCGCGGATAGCGAGCGTGCGCAAGCGCTTACTCCACCACTTATCTGACTTGATCCGTGCGGCCAGCTCCAGCACATAACGGCGCTGGGACTGTTTCATCTTCTTATATTCAAGGTGCTTTACACCGTGCTCGGGTAGTACGATCCAGCCACGAGCCACCACCATTTCTAGTAATTCCAGCGGCGCTTCGATATTTGAGCAACGCACAGCAAATTCTTTGGCCTTGGCGCGACACTCGGCATCTGTGGCGGTTTCCAGCCATTCTTGTAAATTGAATTTTGGAATCATTGCGCGGTCGCCTTGGCATACCATGCGTTTTGCAGCGTGGTTTCACCTTCTGCTATCAAGCACCCCAGCAAGCCGCGCATCTGTTTAAGCTTGGCGGATTCACGGGCTAAATCAAATTGATGAAGGCGGGCCATGCGGGCATGGATCGCGGCATCGGCTTTTTGTGCCCATGCTAATAAATCGGTCAGCTCTTGGTTTTCTGCTTGATTCAATACCGGCAAAGGCTTGCGCTGTGGTTTCAGTGTGCCGAGTACTTCTTCGCCGTCGTCGGCATAGATAAAGGCAGGGCGTTCTTGTTTTACTTCTGGTAAAGGCATGGGCGGGGCGTTTCTGACCATCGCTAGAACAAGGCTTCGCGCATCAACACTGACATCAGTGACCACACAGCGCTTAGGTTCTAAAGCGCTGACAGGTAGATCAATCCTTGTTTGTAACTGCTTTGCGAGAGCGACCATGTTTTATCCAGACGTGACAAAGCCCCTACGGCTGTTAAACAGGCGCGGGGAGGCTTCAGAATGTGGGGTTTTAGTGCTGCTTTAGAGTGCGAGGGGGAGCTGGTCTTTATGAAACTTTGGATCGTTGGAGGGTCTAAACTCTGTCCATTTAAAGACTTCTAGATCTTCTACAAAATTTGGAATATGTGAGCGGCTAAACTGAATAGTGACCTCAAACCTAGCTGAGCACTCTCGGCATCTTACAGCCGCCGCTACTGAGGTTGGGGATGTGCGGTGGCTGTCTCGTGTATTGGTTTTAGAATTGCAGTATGGGCAAAAGATTTCTACGGCCATGTTGATTACTCCAAAGCTAACAAAAATTACAAAACCCAAAGGCAGAGCTACAAACGACTACCATTCGTCGGGCAAAGCGCTTATATTTCTCTACGAAACTTAATCGCGCATTAAGCGACAACGGCTTGTTCTATCTCGATAAGATCAATGTCTTCTAAGTCTTTAAGCTCTTCTGCTGGGATTTCAACCCCACGAAAAGCCAAACCTTCTAAGATCAATATTCGGCACATAGAAGCAACAGACCTTGATTCTTGCTTTGCAATTGAACCCACAATGGGGTGCTCAATTGTTCTTAATCGTAAATTGATGCCTCGGCGGCTGAGTAGGCCGCGCGGCGCTCTGGGCATTGTCTGATCACCAGCCTCGTTTTCTATCATTGTTTAAGTTACCATTAAGGTTATTTAGAGTGTCATTAAGCGATACATTAGAATTTATGAATTCATTATCCACAGCATCCTCAGGGTCGTCAATAGATATTGATCGAATGCATTTGGTTTCTGCTCGACTTAGAGAGGAAAGAAAGCGTCTGGGCTTATCTCAAGAAGAAGCTGCAAAGGCGCTTGGGGTCTCAGTTGGCTCTCTTTATACGTATGAAAAAAGCAGAGCTAATCCTCCTATATCGGTACTTTTGCCATTTGCTGATTTAGGCGCTGATGTTCAGTACATCATTACTGGGGAACGGAGCTCTGCACGCCTACCCGATACTGAACAGCAATTAATATCGTCTTTTCGTTCTGCTCCTGCTCCTGTACAAGCGGGGATTATGGCAATGCTGCAAGTAAGCCCTCCTAGTAAGGAAGGAGCAAAGCCTAAGGTTCGTCAGCAATTTTTAGGCAAGGTCGGGCAAGTTGTAGATGGCAAGGTGAAGATCAAGACCTTTAAGTGTTGAAATACATGCTTCATATGGCTAGCCACTAGCTGGCCCCTATAGAAATAGCATTAAACTAAAAGCATACCTCGCCCCAAGTGGGCGCTCTCTATTTAAAATATTATGAAAAAGTATTGAAGTAATTCATTAAGAAAAAATAAAATGAATTATTTAGTATGATTTTTTTATATTTAATTAAGCCAGCCCGCCATTATGCGGGCTATTTTATTTTATGGCTCATTGAATTATGAAAAATCAACCACCTCTAAAAATAGGCATGATCGCCAATCATGATGTAAAAATAAAAGATGCTCACTTTCATTGTGAAGTACTTCTAATTTCTGCTTCACCTCGCTTACTTTTGGTTGCCTGTTTAATTCTGTCTTTTGCGCTGGGTGTGGTGACGGGTAGGGACTATCTGCCTGTTCGGTATTCGCCAGAGGATAAGCCCGCTATGACAGAGCAACAAGTTGATTCACAGCCACTGACAATCGATGCGAGTTCTGCGGTATAGGTCGCAGGCAAACAAAAGCCCCTGACAGGCAGGGGCTTGGTTACAAGTGGTTGTGCTAATCAGGCAACTAATCGAGAAGCGGTTGCATCAACATGTATTTTGTCAAAAGCACAGAACTAGGCACGACCATCCTCTCCTGATTCAATAATTCCCGTATCGCGTAGCTTTGTAGCATCGCGGTGCACTGCTTTGACATCCCAGCCAAATTTTTTGGATAGCTCTCGCATAGATAGCTTGTCATATTAAAGTATGATGCTGAATAAAGGCCAGTTTGCTGTCGCCTAAATTTTGAATGATTTTATTATGTGTATACTTTAATTGGTGAAGTAAGATGAAAACATGCTCTTTATGCAAAGAAATTAAATTGAAAGAATTTTTTGGACGACATGAACAGCACAGTGATGGTTTAAGTAGTCAATGCAAAGAATGTCGTAATAAACGCAATAAAGAATATAAAAAAAAATCAAAAAAAATTAAAAATATTTCCTGATTTAATTGTTTATATAGGTTAGATAGCTGATTTTTTGGGGAGATTGCCGTTCTAAAGGTCACTGGCCTTTACTTCCAGCTCTAAAGCCGTGGTGTAGCCGCTGTCGCTTAAGCTATGCACCACGCGGGTAATGATCCAGTCTTGCTGGTCGATAATCGGCTTAAAGCCTGAAACGCTGGCGGGTAGTTCGGGGAAGAGTTCGGGGCGGCCATAGGCGAGGGTGATTGAGAATTGAGCCACGCCGCGTTGCAGTTTTTCCCATTCAGCTTTTGCGGCGCGTTCGGCGTTGGTTTTGCTGGCGTAAACGTGTCTTAGGGTTTTGACGTTATCGTCCGCGCCTTGGATCACTTCGCCTTGCCCTGGGCCTGCGGGTTTTTTCTTTCTGGGTTTGCGTTTTACCGTTGTGGTTTCTTTCTTGGCTGTTTTGGTGTTTTGCCAAGTGGCTTTTACGCCGCTATATGCGCCTCGGTCTGCGATGCCAAAGCGGTGGCCATCGCCAGATTGGCGGGTGATCTGTACTTTGCTGAGCGGTTTACCGCTGGCGGTGGTGGCTTGGCCCGCTTTCATAAAGATCAGGCTGCTATTTTTGACGGTGGCAATGGCATCAAACATTTTAGCCATGCGGCTTAAGAAGCTGGCGTCGCTTTCATTGGTTTGGTCAATATGGCGGATAAGCTGATGGGCTAAGTTGGGGCCAATGCGATGCTCGATCTTGTTTTGTTTGCTGATGGTTTCAATAATCTGGCCCAGCGTGGTTTGGTGCCACGACCTTTCTTTTTTTACCGATAGGCCAGCGCGTAAATCGGCACTGCGGGCGCGAATGGTGAGCTGATCCGGTGCGCCGCTATGCTCGACTTCATCCACCGTATATTGGCCCTTATCCACTAAGCCGCTATCCGACCAGCCCAGCGATACGCTGACAATGGCACCGCGTGGCGGAATCTCGAGCAGGCCGTCGCTATCGTCTAGCGTAATATCCAGCTGATCCGCTTCAAAACCGCGATTGTCCGTCAGGCCAACCGATACCAGCCTATCGTTGACCAGCTTAGAAATATCTTTGCTACCCACGAGAATTTTAAAACGTGGGGATTTGTGGCCTTCATTCATTGCAGTAGGCCCATGATGGTTTCGAGAGTGTCAGACGTGATCCGCTTCAGGCTTAGGTTAAATTCAATCTTGCGGGCCGAGCCGTCTTGGTAAAACAGGCTGCGGGTGGTTTTAATGGATTCGATCACGTACTCGCCATAAATCCAGCCGGTGCCTTCAATTAAAAAATATTTCTCCCCGGTGTTGGCCATCTCATCCAGTACCAGCAAAGACACCTCGCCCGCGTTGAGCTCTTCGTAAAGCGCGCCGCTCAGTGTGATGGTTTCCGCATCTGGCCCTAAGAATTGATGAGCAGGGCCGGTTCCGATACGGGTTTGGCTGGCGTGCCGCCATGATTTAGATTGCTCTAAAGTTTGGTAAGGCGCGCTGGATAGCTCAAAAACAAACATACCTAAAACCATCATCATTAGTCGTTGTCTCCTAAGCGTGAACGGCTGCGCACTTGCTTCTGGCGTTCGGCCTTGGCGATTTCTTTGGCAACCAGTTGGGCGAGTTTTTGTTCATCCATGCCTGGGGCGGCGTTGATTGTGATTTGGAATACAGGGGCAGAGGCGGCATTGTTTGCGGGTGCGGTGTTGGCAATGGGCGGGCGTGTATCGATGGTGACACCGGCCATTGCGCCAAGGCTGGCCCCACCAATCATCAGGCCGCTGGCCGCGTTAATGATTTGGTGGGTGATGTTCTTCATGGTGGCCAGTGGCGCATCTTTGCCATCCGTTAAGCCTTGATCTAAGCCCGCCACGGTATGCCGCCCAATCTGGGCAAAGACGCGAGAAGGGGAGTGGATATCAAGCGCCTTTTGTACTGGCTCGGGCAGCATCTTGGCCAGCTCGTAGAACTTGCCTTTTAACCAGTCCCATTTGCTAGCAATGCCTTGCCATAAGCCTTCAACAATTTGCACCCCAATGGCCATGATTTTAATGGGCAAGCCAATAAAGGCGGCCAGTACTTCTGCGACAATCACAACAAGATGGGCGAGGAATTGACCAAAGCCGCTACCGCTCCGAGTCGCCCCCTCTAAACTTTCCTTAGTGGATTGAATCGGGGCAAACAGTTTACTTACCCATTCCCACGCTATTTTAAAAGCGCCGATCATCCAATCCCATACCGGCATAAGCGGCTGTAATGCGGCCATTAATGGCGTAAACGTTTGCACAAAGATGGCTTTTAATGGGGCGATTCCCTCTGTAAAGCCTTGCCATAGGCCGGTAAAGAAGGCTTTGATGGGTTCCCAATATTTGTAAATGAGCAGGGCCGCTAAGGCGATGCCCGTCAAGACTAAGCCGATAGGGTTGGTGAGTGCCAGGCGGCCCACGAACGCCAGTGCTTGACCCAATTGCATGACGGCTTTAATGGGGAGTTTGATTAGACCTATCCCGCCATTCAGTAAGCCTTTTCCGCCTTTCACGGCAAGATTAGCCCCTCCCTTGGCCACATCTTTAGTCATTCCAGCTATACCGGCAGTTCGTGCGTATTGCATGGCCCCCGTGGCCTTACTGGCCGCCATGGCCCCTTGTGCGCGGATGGCTTGCCAAATGGAGGCGGTATATCCTTTTACTGCTGTGGCCGCAGTACTCCATGTTTTTTTAGAGGCAGCGGATAAAGAATGCATTGCTTCCGGTACTTTGTTTTTTAACAGGTCGTGCAAGGTTGTTTTTATATTGGCGTTGAGGGTACTTACCGCACTGCCAATCGATTGCAAAATAGCTGTGGGGTTTTTTTTGCTTAGTAGACTGAATGCGCCGTCTAGCTTTCCATAACTCAGAGTGGCCGCTTTTGTTAGCGTGGAGCCGATACCCATTTGGACATTAAGCGTGGTCATGGCAAATTTGAGCATTACAAATGGGCCTAATAGCGCCGCTGCGGAGAGGGCTAAGCCGCCTAAGATCGCCACAACAGCGGCAGCCGATACGCTGACTTTGACCAGGGTTGCGGCAAGCGTAGGATTGGCCTTCATCCATGCCCCTACTTGTCGAATCACGCTGGTGATATTTTGCAGCAGCTCGCGCAAGGGGCTGTTACTGCCTTCAAACATTTCAATGCCGACATCTTCCCACGCGGATTGCAGCGTCTTGATATCGCCCGCCGCGTTGTCGCTCATGATCTTTGCATTGGCGCTGGCTTCACCGGCTGACTTTTTAAGGGTGGCAATCAGTTCTTGCAGCTTGCCATTACCGGCTTGCGCGGTCAGCACTTGCAAGGCGCTAAAGGCTTCTTCGCCCGCGATATGCTTAAAGTATCCCGCCCGCTGGGCGTTGCCCATTTTTTTAGTTTTGGCTTCGAGTTCGGCCAGAATGGTCGGCAGGTCGCGCAGATTGCCTTTTGCATCTTTGGCTTGAATGCCTAGCGCTTTCAGCGCCTCTGCCGCCGCTTTAGGCGGTGCTGCCAAGCGGGACATGATGGCGCGTAAGGCCGTGCCGCCCATGCTGGCCTGAATACCGGCATCTCCCAATTTACCCGTCATGGCGGCGGCGGTTTCCAGATCCACGCCCAGATCAGCAGCCACCGGCGCAGCATATTTCATCGTATCGGCCAGCATTCTTAAATCCACATTCGAGCGCGTGAACGTGCCGACCAGGACATCACCGGCACGGCCCATCTGTTCTGCGTTCAGCTTAAAGCCGGTCAGAATATTGGAGGCCATATCGGCAGCGGCGGGCAGTTCTACCCGTCCGGCCCTGGCTAAATCGAGTACGCCAGGCATCGCCTTTTGAATCGCGGTCGGATCAAAACCCGACATGGCTAAAAACCCTTGCCCCTGTGCGGCTTCGTTGGCGGTAAAGCTGGTGGCCGCGCCTAATTCTCGCGCCTGTTTGCGCAGGGCGATAAGCTGGGGTGAATTTTTATCTAAGCGGGTGAGCGCTTGAACGCTCGACATCCCCGCATCAAAATCTAAGCCGGGTGCCATCACTTGCTTGGCCGCATACAGCGCACCGCCGCCCGCAACCGCCATACCGGCACCGGCCCCCGCCATTTGATGACGTGTATTCATGCTTTTTTCGTAGGATGCTTTGGCGGCGTGTAGACGCTGCGATTGCTTGCCTAAGCGTTCAAGCTGCTGTTGTTCTTTTTGCAGGGCTGCGGTTGTGCTGCTGGCGTTTTGCTGTAACTCGCGCTGATGCTGGGACAGATTGCGCGTAGAAACACCCGCCGCATTTAAAGAGGTGCGCAGGTTTTGTTGTTGGCTGACAAGCTGCGTGTGCCTTGCGGCTAATTGAGCGGCTTCTTTTTTAGCGCGTTCAAATTCAGCACTTAGTTTTTTAGTGGGGTTGGCGGTTTCGGCAAGGCTTTTACCTAGCGCGGTGGCGCGTTCCTGTGCCGCCTTCATTTGCAGCGAGGTTTGGGCAGCGTCACGGGTGAGCTTTTTAAATGAATCGATCTGGCCTTGGGTTTTATCTAGCTCTTTCATTTTGTTTTTTAGTGCGCTGACTTGCTTTGATACCGCCTTGCTTTGATTCAGTACCCCTTTAAACGGCGCGGTGAATTGATCAATTGCTTTTAAAACCACTTCCAGTCGTAAATTCCGCGCCGCGCTCATTAGTGCTCCTTTAATTCTGCGAATCGTTTTAAGGCAATATTTTTGTATTCCTCGCTTAACTCACAGCCCAGCCAATCGTAGCCTTCCAATTGCGCCGCCAGCAGGGTGGAGCCTGATCCAGCGAAAGGATCCAGAATTAAACCGCCAGGCGCGCAGATCTTAATCAGATCGCGCATTAAGTCGGTGGGCTTGCCGGTGACGTGGAACTTGTCTTTTTGCTTGACCACTTCCTTATAAACACCGCGCAATACGCCCACATCGCGCTCGTTTGGCATCTGGCCTTTGCTGCCCCAAACAATGTACTCGGCTTGATTTCTAAAGCGGCCCATCTGAGGGCGCACGCCTTCGCCCTTATCCCAGACGGCAATGCCGCGCCAAGTAAAGCCCGCGACTTGCAAGGCATCGGTGGTTAGCGGCAATTGTCGCCAGTCGGTAAATAAGCAAATCGGCGCGCCGTCTTTCATGACGCGCAGGCATTCAGATAGCCACAGCGTCATCCAGCGCAGGTGGGCGCGTTGGTCGCGGTGATCGCCGGTGAATTCGGGGTATTTGCGGGCGGTGCCGCCGTTCTGATATTTGTCGGAAGTGCTGCGGTTTTTAGAGCCAATATGTAAGCCGCCCGATGCGTAGGGCGGGTCAGTGATTAGCGCATCAACCATAGCGGCGGGGAGAGATTCTAAAAAGGGCAGGCTGTCGCCTTGATGGAGCGTATTTTTAATCATGAATCTGGGCTTTGTCTTTTTCTTGCGGCTTCACGCCATTCTATTAATTCCGATATCTCCATGCTGTCCATTGCCGACGGCGGCCAGTGGAACACCATCGCGATATCGGCCATTGCATCATTTACGCAAGCGGGTAATCCGGTTTGTTGGCCTTCTGCAATAAAAAACCAGCCGCTACCCCAGCCAGTTGCAAGAGGTCGGCGGGGTCTAGGTTGTTGACGTCTTGCGTGGTCAGAATAGGGGAACTAATGCGGGGTAATACCTTGGCCAGCGTTTCCACATCCATCTGCAATAGCTCGCCCAGCTTTACGCCGCGCAACTCACCGGCCTTGGGCTTGCGTAAAGTAATGGCGCTGATGGTTTGGCTGCCTCGTGTAATAGGGGTGTCTAGTTCGACGGTGTTTTCTGGGGCTGCTGGGGTGTGGTTTTCTGGGGTGGTCATGGTTTGTTTTTCCTAGGTTTACAGGCCAATTGCGGCGCGGAATTTAGCGAGACGATCCATGCCGCCGATGTTTTCAATCATGTTGACAACATCAATTTCGATCAGCGTTTCGCCGTTCATTTCAAATTTGTAATAGCTGAGTGAGCTGGAGACTTTGAACTCGGTATCGTCGCCAGACTTTGCGTCGCCCATATCAATTTCTTTGTGGCGACCGCGCACGGTGACTTCCACCGCGTCCACTTCTTCCGAGTCTTCCCGCTGGTAAGCACCGGCAAAGCGCAGCAGCTCGGCGTCGTGGGTGGCCGCGCCAAAGCTGAGCAGAATCTCGCGCATCATGCCGCCGCAAGTGAACGACATTTCGAGTTTTTCCATACCCAGATCAACATCGACCTCGCCGTTCATGCCGCCGCCCCGATACCCTTCCATCTTGCGGCTGAGCTTGGGCAGGGTGACTTCGGTTACTTGCCCGACAAAGTTTTCACCATTGAGAAATAAATTAAACAGTTTCAACTTACGTGGTAATGCCATGCTGTTCTCCTTTTAGCGGCCTACACTGGCGGCAAAATCCATTAAGTATTTGTCGGTAATGCGCTGGATAAAGGTGAGGTCTTCCAGCGGGGGTATCGGCGTGTAGTCGTAATCAATCGTCAACTTGCCCGCCTTCAGCGCTTCCTTCTCGTTGGCGTCACTATCTAGCCAGGCATTGAAGCCCATCAAATAACCGCCAGACACTAAGGCGCGGCCCTTGGCATTGAGGCCCGCCAAAATATCCTTAGCCAGACTCGGCGTCATCGGCTTATCAACCGCCCACATATGCGCCTCGGCCATCGTGTCGGCCAGCACTTGTGCGGTGCGGGTGTAGCTTTCAAACTTGAATAGTGGGTCGGCGCTAAGGCTGTGGCTTCCCCAAAAAATAAAGCCTTTGGCGCGTACCAGCGTGGTGACGTCGGCGGCGTTCAGTAAGCCTGCATCGGTATCTGGGTCTTGCAAGTCCCAGAACACGTCTTGGCTTAAGCCGGTGACGCCATTAATCACCACATTAGAAAGGGTTTTGTGCCAGCCGGTTTCTTTGTCGATTTTGGCGCGTAAGCCCATCGCGTAGGCCACGGCCAGATCTAGGCCTTGATCGCTTTTGCCGTCAAAGTTGGGATTGCTAAAGTCTGGCCAGATCAGCATCAGCTCGCGCTGGCCAAAGTTTTTGCGATACTCAAGGGCGGCTTCTAAGCTATTGCAGCCTCGGGCGCTGATATAGGCGAAGGCGCGTAGCTTCTGGCAGATGGTGGCCAGCTCGTTGGCCACCAGCAAAGTGTCGTAGCCTGGCACGCCTAAGATGCGCGGCTTAACGTGAACCGTGTTGTTCGCCGATAGCAACGCTTGCAAGCCGGTAAAGCGGCCCTGTTCATCGGTGCCGCCGATGATGTTTTTTTCGGTTTCTTTTTCGTCTGCGCCTTCTTCTACCCGCACCATCACAATCATCGGGCTGGTTTGTTTGGATATGGCGCGCAAGGTGCGTAGCAGCGTGCCTTTCGTGCCTGCTTTACCGATGGCTTTTTGTACGTTGGTAATCAGCACGGCTTGATTGAGCGGGAAGAACTTTGCGTCTGCATCGGGTGCAGTGCAGACGGCACCAATAACAGCGGTGCTAATGGTTTGAATGGTGCGCGTGCCCTCGTTGACTTCGAGAACGCGCACACCATGATGGAATGAATCGCCCATGATTTCCTCGGTTTGAATTGACCGAGCCATCATGAGCGTTTACGGCTGGATTGGCTTTCACTGGGGATTGTGAAGCCTTGAACGACACTGCTTAGGCGGGCGTTTCGCTTAAAACTTGCGCCAATAAGTTTTCAAGCCGTGCGACTTTCTCATTTAAGGCGAGTAATTGATCGTCTGCGTTGGCCGCCGGTGCGTCTAAAACCAGCGGCAAGGGCTGAGCGCCCATGATCCATTTTTTACCGTTCCATACCGTGCCTTCAAAGTATTCAAGGCGGGTGTAGTCCGCAGAGAGCGGGCCTAATTCGCTGAGGATAACCCGCGCCCCATCTGCGATACGGTAAACCACCGCCCCTCGGTGATCCTCAATCAGCGCCCAGCACTGATCGGCAGTATCCCGAATGACGGCCTTGTTTTTAGCGGGCCTGAGCTTAGGCGCATCCAGCACCGCCCCAGCAGGCAAGCCGCAATATTTTGAAACCCACATTTCAGCCTTGCCGATATATTCGAGTGTCTGGGGGTCATGGCAAAAGCAAGCCACGATGCCGTCGTGGCTGGCAAAGCCGTCTTGATCGAAAGAAACCGGCTGCGCAGGAAGGGCTTCTGGCGGCTGTTCTGGGCTGTGGTCTGGTTTGATTGTGTTATTAAGCATTGGATTATCCCCACCGAACGATGTAATTGAAGGCAATATTGTCTGGGCGTGTTCGGCCCTGTGGGCCGCCTGTTGTCGCCCTCGCTCTCGCTATCACATAATTAACGCCTGGCTGCCCGCCGCCACCTGAGTAAGACAACCAGCCACCATCATCAAAGGGCACGGTGTGCTGGTGCTCGCCCACATTGGCGGCTTGATAGCTCAATACGGTTCGCCCTGGATCAATGCCGCGCCCTGCGTCCCAGCCTGAGATATACATGCCGCGTAGATCAGGCAATTTTGCGCCATAGAGGCTGGCTAAAATCGGCGCTTCGGCGGCGTTAATGCTTTGGCCCTGTAAAAAGATCCAGCCAGTGGGTGGGGTATTACTCGGCCAGGGTTGGGGAATCCCAACGGGAACGCCGAAAGAGCCATCGGCCATGCCTTCCGCGTATCGTGCGGCATCGACGCGCACGCCAAAGGTGTCTACACCATTAGATCCCATCAGAACGGGATAGCCTGGCGACCAGCCTACACGCGCATTAATCTTGCCAATATCCTTCCCTAGCGGAGAGTGGCCGCTACTCGCATCAAAGATCACATGCCCGTTGCCATAATGTTGCCAGCGCAGCAGGCTAGATACGCCATCATAATCTCTGGCCTTATCCGCAATGCTGCCCGCTGGATCGCGTGATTTTAAGTGATAGGTATGCAGTTGGCTGGTGAGCACTCGGCCATCACTGATCGACATGATTTTAGTGGGCAAGTCGCCGGAGCCATTGGTGGTGACGCCAAAATGTAATTCTCCCCAATTGGCCGCCGTGCCCGCGCCTTCTGCCCAGATGGCAGCCACATTAGAGACGGCGGATACATCCCTGAATGAATCCCAAGTAATCGCCCCTAAAATCTGCTTGTTGGCGCTAGGGTACTTTTTTTCAAAAACAAGCTTTGAATAATCTTCTTTCGTTGTTGGCCGGTTTAACACCACATTTTTAGATAAAAAAGTCCCGTCACTTCGCATCTCCCAAGTGCCTAGCGGTGCATTTGCTTCACCCGTCATTTGAAAGACCATTGATGCGCCAGACAGCCAGCCGCTACGATAAGTGCCGATTTTGCTGATAACAGAATAGCCCTGGCTGTATTGGGTGGTCATTGAAGCAAGCCATGCCGTTTTGTTGTCTAGTGCAGTCGGTTGATTGCCGTTGTGGAAAGCGCCTTGTGTCCAGTCGTTCTCGATTGCATTAGAAAGTTGCCCTTTTGCGTTAGCGTTTACGCACCCCTCAAGTGCCAGCCCTTTGCCCCCTAAGTCGGCAAAGGTTGGGTAACGATTAGCGGGCATGCCGCCCAGTTTTTGGGAATCAGTCGCTACACCGCTTTGCTCGTTGACGGCTTTAACCCATTGGCTCCATACCGAGTTGTATCTGGTACGGGTGAATTGTTCCGATTTATCGTAAGTGGTGTATTTTTGATAGATTTGCGAGGTGCCATTGGCTTTGACTTCAAGCACACCTGATATACCAACGGGGTAATTTTTTCCCGCTGTTGCGTTTAAATTTGTACCTTGGAAGACATAGCCGTCTTCGATGTAATGATTTAGATCGGAATCCGATGAGATTGGGGGCAGCTCTTTGTAGTAAGGCAGCAGCTTTGTATTCACCCATTTTGATGACACTTTGACCGTGTCATTGGCTGTTGCAGCAGGGTCTGGCGCAGTAATGGGGACGGTGACGTCAAAGGAGGTGGCGGTTAATGTGGTAGCCCCTTTTTTGCCGTCGCGGTTGCGAGCATCGGCATATAAACGAGCATCGCCCTTTTTATCAATGCTGGCTACGGTGGTTGAAACGGTTCTTGCCGTGGCATCGGGTGTATCGACGGCGGTGTAGTTGACGTTTCCGACATCGAGCATGGCCCCATTTGCCAGCGTGTTGAGCGCGGCCAGTGTTGCGGCTCGATTGTTCATCGTAACGTAGGGCGCAAAGGGGGCTTGGTTTCGGTCGATCATCAGCCGATAGCCCGTCTTTAACTCAGCCGATGCTTCGATATTGGGTGCTTTCACTAAACCAATAAATTCAGGGTTAGCAATGGGGGCAAAGGTGGCGGCTAATTTGCCACCCAATCGGGCCGCGTCATAGGCCGTTCCTCTTAAATCTGTCACTACTTTAGCCCACGCTCTCCAGCTACCCGCGTAACGTGTTCTAGTAAACACGGTGGAGTCTGTATAGAGGGTGTACCGTTGAATTGCGGTTGTTCCTGTTGCCGAAACCTCTAATTCACCAGCGATCGGAGCTGGGTAGTTTTTCCCCGCCTCTGCTGCCGTGTTAGATGGCTGAAGCCACCGCCCCTCTGATACATAATCATTGAGATCCGAGGTAGCGGGCATAGGCTGCATGCCTTTGCGGTAGGGCTTTAATTTCTCATTCACCCATTGCGACGACACTTTAAATGAGTCATTGGCCGTTTGAGTTGGATCAGGCGCAGAGATGGGCACCGGAAAGGTGCAACTGCCCTTACCTAACACGACCACGCCCGATGTGCCGTCGCGGTGATTGACCGACCACATGGAACGGGTCAGCCCGTCTTTATCCACGCGAAACTCTAAGGAGCCCACTTTGCGTAAAGCGCTCGTTTCAGTGTCAGCAGCATAGGCCAGATAGGCGGCGGCTTGTGCCGAGTTGCCATTGGGCAAAGCATCTGTAACCGCTTTTGTCAGGGCTTTATTGCTGAGGGTGACAGAGGGCGCATATTGGGCGTTGTTGCGCAGGGCAATAAAAGAATTTTCTGAAACGACGTCGGCTTTTGCGGTGATTTTATTGACGACGGTATCGCCGGTAAACGTCTTATTGCCCGCAATGCTTTGATTGCCGGTTAAGGCGACCTTGTTGTCATCCGCGTATTTTTTTGCTTCATCGCGCCCACGGCTGCCTTCTTTGACGGCGGCGGCGGTGAGCTCTTTCTTTAAGTCGGCGTGGGTTTTATCGGTGATTTTTTTATTGTAATAATCTTTTGAATGCGGGTCGTCATCGGCAATATGTTTTTTCATGGTGTCTTCGACCAGCTCAATACTGGCAATGCCAATATCTTGGCTGACGCTAATCGTGACGGCGGCGGTGTTGCTAACCACAAACACCATTCTGAGCGTTTGCACCTTGCCCGATCCTTCGGCTAATTGCGGCTTGTAGCTGGCGGGGCAGTTGGCCACGGCCACTAAGCCGCCTTTGTCGTCATACAAGCCCATTTCTCGAATCCACCAGCCGCCGGTGGTTTCCTTGATGATGAGTTCGGCAATGATGGTGTTTTTACCCGCTTCGGATTTCAGCGAGTTTAAAGCGCTGCGGTAGTTTTCTTTGATGAGCTTGGTTTGCTTGTCATTGGGGACGGTGTCTTTGCCCGCGCCATCACCCACGGCCATTTTTTCAATATGGATGGTCTTTTTTTGCGCGGTGGCTGCGGCTATTTGCGCCGCGCCGTATTGGGTGAGGATGGCAAAATATTTTTGGGTCATGGTTATGCGGCTGCCTTCGGATAAATGTTGATGACTTCGCCTTGGTATTGGCCGACGCCGATATAGATCAAGCCGCGTGGCTCGACGCTGATATTCATTTCGATCAGGTGGCGCGAGAGCGGCTTGGCTTCGTCAATTAAATAGTTCAGCTCGATCTGGGTTTCTTCGGTCATCCCCTGGTCTATGGTTTTGACTTCCAGCTTGAAAGTGCCACGCGGGCCGAGGGGCTTTTCTTCCCACCATTCGGTGATTTCTAAGCGATAGCCCAGCGGCTCGACGATGCGTTTAAGTGCGCCAATGGTGCCCTTGTGTTGATGCACAAAAAACGATTGGCGGATGACTTCCCGCTGCACCGGCTCGCTCCAATTCTCGTCCCATCGATCCACTGAGAAAGCCCAGGCTAAATAGGGCAAAGCGGCTTTGGGGCAGGTGTCGGCATTCCAAAGCGCCGCCAGTAGAATCGGCAACTCTTGGCCTGATTGGCAGCTGCTCGCTATGGCGCGTTCTAGCTTGCTTGATCCGGTGGGCAGCAGTGATCTAGTCATCGATCCCGCCGACGGTGATCTTGGTTGCGGTGCAGTGCGCGGCCTGTGTTTCATCAAGTACCACATCGCTTGCTGGTGACACGAGTTCGACCCGCTGCACGCCTTCTACATGCAGCGCGGCAAAGATGGCCGATTGCCGAATATCCCGCCCCATGCGGCGCTGGGTGCTGATGTGCTTTTTAAGCTGGGCGTGGGCGGCTTCTAAAATCGGGCCTTTTTCTGGGCCTTGGTAAAGATACAAAGCGGCGGTGATGGCGTAATTAACGATCTTGGCCGACTGCACGGTGAGCCGGTCGCCAACGGGCCTAACGTCTTCCCCCGATAGCACTAGCTTCACTTTGGCGAGCAAATCAGCGGGGGCCGTGCCGTCGCCATCATTCGCCAGTACGCTGACCACTACTTCGCAGGGCTGGGGACTGATGGCGCTGGCATCAGCCACACGAGCGTCCGCCGATAAAGCATGAAAGATATAAGCGGATCTTGGCCCCGCCACGCTTAAGCCTTCAAAAGCCCGCTGGCCGCGTGCGCGTAATGAATCATCGGATTCTAAAACCGCATCGGTAGGCGGTACCGCGTTTGGATCTGCGGGCGTAATCACAAAGCGCTGGACGTTAAAGTTAGCCACGAGATTGTCTAAATCTTCTCCCTGGCTAAACGCCAACATGCAGGCCGCGCCGCGTTCGTTAATCTTTTGCCGCTGGATCAATTCGCGGTAAGCATTTTCTTGTAAGAGCTTGGTGAGTGGTTCAGATTCAAAGGCAAGCACGGCGGCCGCATCGGGGTAGAGCGCAATCAGCGCCGCTTTACGCTCATTAAAGATCGTTTCAAAATCCAGCGCCTCGATCAGATTGGGCGGGGGCAGGCGTGAGAGGTCTACTTCTTGGCTTTTCATGGCTTAGGCTCGCAGAGGAATAGAAAGCGCCACCGGCTGCTGGCCGCGTGGGCCATCGATGCGCTCGGCTTCTAAGGTGATATTGAGTGCGCCGTGTTGCTGGCCCAGCGCTAAAGTGACGCGCTGGGCGCGGATACGCGGTTCCCACTTTTTAAGCGCCGTGGCGGTTGCGGCCATTACCCTTAAGCGGGTGGCCCCGTTTAAAGGCTGATCGATCAGCGCGGGGATTTCAGAGCCATAGTCGCGGCGCATTAGGCGGCTACCTAGTGGCGTGGTCAGTACATCGGCCACCGATTGCTGGATATGCGCTAGCTCATCAATCGCATGGCCGCTGTGTTTGTTCAGGCCCGCCATTAGGTTGGCCCGCCGGTGCTGTCATTGCCTCGTTGCACGCGGTTGTGGGTGTGGCTATGTAAAACCACGCCATTACTGGTGATCGCGCCACCGCTTTGGGTGATTGGGCCGGTGATCGTGGTTGCGCCGCCACTTGTCCCCCCTGTGCCGCTCATGCCTGCGGCGTAGCTAAACGCGCCCAGCACATCGGCTTTACCTTTAAAGGTGCTGTCGCCTTTGACGCTCAGATTGCCGCCGACGGTGAGGTTGCCGGTGGTGGTGGTTTCAGGGCAATCGACGGTGACGTGATCTGAGGCTTGAATCAGCGCGGTTTTGATGCCGGTGGCGCTAAGTGCGCCGCTTGCATGGTTGTAGCTGACGAGCGCCCCATCGGGAAAAGCAATGCAAGTGACGTTGGGGTCATTACTTGGCGGCGGGAAGGCGTCTGAAAATAGCCCAGGTAAAAGCACACCCGCGCCCACTTCGCCCGATTGGCTAAATAGAATGCCTTGCTCGCCGATGCTGGGCGGATTCCATACGCGGACATTGCCCGCTCGAGGGGCGGGCCATTGCAGCCAGTCGGTCAGCAGCTCGCCACTTTGCACACGGCAGAGTGCGTTGTCGTGATCCACTTCTGCCACGGTGCCGATGCGGATCAGGCTTTCTAAAATTCGGGAATGTTCGGCTGTTTGATTCATTACGCCATAGTGCCGCGCCGGTGCGCGATGTTCACGCACCGGCGGGTGTGAGACGGGGTTTTACATTAGCTGCTGATTTGGTTCAGGATTAAATCCGCGATGAGCTCATCATCGCTTTGGCTAAATCCCAGTAATACGCGGGCGGCGTATTTGTGTTTGATGCCGCGTTTGGCATTGACGGTATCCACCAAACCAAACTGGTGAACGCGGGCTAGGCGGTTGGCGCTGGGGCTAAAATGCACGGCGGCCCCGTCGCTATTGCTTTGGGTTTTAAGATGGCGGGCGGTGCGCAGCTTGGTAAACATCTTGCGCTTGATGCGTCCGCCTTTTTTACGCATCTGCGGCAAGCGCGGTGCGTAGGGTGTGCCGTCGGGGTTTTGATTGGCGGCGATGTGGGCTTGCTGGCGTTTGCGTAGTTCGGTCGCCAGCTTTTTATTCATGCCGCGTAATGCTTTGGCGTCCAGATTACCAAGCAAGCCAGAAGCCCAGCCTTCCAGCGCTTTAAAATTGTTGCTCATGGTGTTGGCCACGGCTGATCGCGCAGGAATAAAGCCCAATCTTGGCCCGCGTATTCATCCAGCGGCGGCTCGCCGTAATGGGTAATGACGGGTTTCCCGTCTACCTCGCGCACCACTACGCGTTCGGTCAAATTGATCTTGATTGAAAGATCAATCGTGTCGTGGTTCAAGATATCCGCTTCAAAGCTAATGCCATCTTGGCGCTTATCGGCATGACTAAAAAGCTCGGGCTGATTGCTGCTTACCCAAGCCAGCACTGGCACCATGATGGTGTCGGGGTGGTCGGCGTAGTCTTGAATAATAAGATTGAGCGTGTATTGATATTCAAAAGAAAGCGATTTGCCCGCTGTGGCAATGAGCTTACCTTCATCAATAAAGATGGCCAGCTTATCGGGATTGTGGGCAAGGTGGCGCACCGTTTTAGCCAGGTATTCGCGCAGGCTGGCGGGCTTAATCATGTTTCATTTTCGCTTGGCAGCTTTGGATCATATCGACCTGCGCCGCGCAGCTATGCCACGCGGCTTCCAGATCATCAATCGCTTGATTCAGCTCGCCGTTGGTTTGGGCTTGGTTCGCTGGCAGGCGGCAGGCTGTTACGGTGGGACAGCCAATCTCTATAAGCTGCACCGCTGGCGATTTCGGGACGCTGACGCAAGCGGATAACATCAGCAGGCAGGCGAGCATCAGCCCAATCCCTGACTTCTTTGCTTTCATTTTTAAGTTGCTCCATAGCGCGTTTGTTTTTAAGTAGCGCGGTGTTGACGCTTTCAATGCTGCTGCGTAAATCGGCTTGGGCGCTGTCGTTGTCGCTGCTGACTTTGTAAAGCTGTTCAAGCAAGGCCGCTTGCTGGGCCTTGTCTTGCTCGCTAGCGGTCAGCTCAATTTGCAGCAGCTCGGCTTTGTGTTTCTGGCCCTGGTGCAAATTGATGGCAATCAGTAGCGCAGCCAGAAAGCACAAAGCAACAAGAACGAGAGTGGTGAGTCGGCTCATTTGATCCCCACGTAATAGGTTTTATCCCCGGCAAACTTGGTCAGCACTTGTTGCCGGTTGGCCCCTTTACGAAAGCCAATATGCACCCATGCGCTTGGCAGGGTGGGGGACTCTAAAATCAATTGATCGAACTCGATATTTGAGGCAACTAAAGCCCTGGCCACACTTCTTGCCGTGCCAAATTGGGGGCAGCGAATATCTACGGCGCGGGCGGTGGCGTGATCGCTGCTGGCGCTGCCACCTACTGCCTTATTTAATGTGGGGGTACGCCAGCCGCTAGTAATAATGAGGGGATTGTTTCCGAGTATTGCTCGAATTTTTTCGAGCTGCTGGCAGGTGTGCACGGCGTTTTCGAGCAGGTTTACGGGCAGGCTGTTGTCGATGTTGTACTGCGCTGCGGTTTGGCTGGCGGTGAATTCGCGCAGGCTGAAGTGTGGGGATAGCTGGGGTGAGGTGTTCAATGTGAGGCTCCTTGTTTAATAATTTCTGAATAGGCCATACCAAAGCGGCCCATAAATCGCTGACGTTGCCGCGCTTAAAGCAGAAATAAACACCGCTAAACAGCAGTAAAAAGCTGTGTGTGGGGCTGGCGGCTGTGATGCCCATCAGTAGGCGAATGGCAGTCAGGCCGTAATAAACGGTTAAGCCATAAGCAAAAATACAAATGCCTAAGCTATGGGCTTTGTTGTTTCGATTGAATAGGGCAATGCTGAGCGCGGCAAAGAGGCAGGCCAGCACGCTGATGAGTAAATAGAGGTTCATTTCTTGCCCCCGATATTGAGTAAATCCTCGGGGTGTTCGGCTCGCACAATCAGCCATTGCAAAAGCTTCATGCTGATGGCCCCAGCGATTAATGCGCCGATGCCTTCGCTAACCACAATTGAAGCAGGCAGGGGAATGGCGATTAGATCCGCCACCAGTTTGGCGGCAACACAACCGGCCACAAACGCGGTTAAAAAGAAAACAACCTTTTGTAAAACGCTGAGCTTTTGCGCGGTCATGATAAACACCACGGCCCCCGCAAAACTGCCCATCAGTACGTCGGCGTGTATCCCTGAAAATAGCCCCGCAATGGTGAGTAAAAACACGGTAAAAGAGGCGGCGGTGCCGGTGAGCGGTTCGGTCATGGTCTTAGTCCCAAAGTTGAATAATGGTTTTTTTAGATTCGGGCGGGCTGACGTTCGGCAGTTCGATCACGGTACCTATTGGAATCATCGGCCCCAGATCGGCCAGCCGGTGATTGGCGGCGAGTACTGCTTCGGTAATGCCGGCGGTTTTGCCGTAAACCCGAAAGCAGATCTCGTCCAGCGTGTCGCCCTGGCTTGCAACGACTTGCATCAGATCAGCTCGACACTGGCGCGGTTTGATCCGAGTAAGTCCCGAATAGCCCAACGTGCGTCGCGGCGTAGGTCTTCGATGGGGTCAAGCAATTGATCCGCCTTATTGTGGCCGTCGCCGGTGCTATCAAAATCACGGTAACGCTCGGTCAAGTTGGCCTTGGCTAAGCAGTACACGGCGCGGATGTAATGGCCGACCAACACGCTCTGGCAATCCAGTGTTTCGCTTTCAACCTCGGCCAAGTTCTGGATGCCATCGGCCAGATGCTTGGCTTTAAATTTGCGTAGGTCTTGATTGGCGCTGGCCATCGCCGCAATCAGCGCCATTCTTAGCCTGGGCTCGGTGACAGTGCCGTCGATGCGTAAAGCGCAGCGCGCGTCGGCCATATCGATATCGGGCCAGAAACCGCTGTTTTTAATCAGCGGTTCTAAGCTTTTGCCGCTTTTTTGTGCTGCAATAAATCCCATGATCTGTCCTTAAGAGGTGGAGGGGGATTTGAAAGAACCTTAAAAGGCTTCGCCTCCCCCTGCCTCTCGCTGCGGGGTTCGCCCTGTTTAGCTCGCTATTTCTGCGGCTGTGTTCTTGATCTCGCGCTGGAGTTTTTCTAGATCCTTAATCACGCCGCACTTGGGGTGCAGCGCTAAGGCTTGCCGGAAATAATCGGCAGCAGCGGGTTTGTTGTGCTCGGATAAGCCGTAAGCGATGGCCTTAAATAACTTGGCTTTTACTTGGTCGGGCATATCTTCGGCTTGGGTGATTTCAGCGATGGCTTGCAGGCCCTCTACATCAATGGCTTCCTCCAATACCCGCCCATTGATGGCGGTGTCGGCCATTTCCTCGACAACTAAACATGCCAAGCTGCGCTGGTACTGATCCGGCGGCGCTAATCGATGTTGGATCGCATAGCGCACAATCGGCAGCGCTGCGGTGAAGTTGCCGGTGTCGATCATCCACACCATCACCGTCATCAGCACGTCATCCTGCGCACCGCCTTGGGCGGATAAAGCGCCGCTGATCCAAGGCGCGTAATCGGGCAGCATTTCGCGCTTAGCGTCGATCTTGCGGCTGAGGGATTGGATCTGCTTAAGCCGTCGCTTGTCGCCCGCCAGCTTATGCAACATCAGCGCGTAGCCGCTGGCATTCACATGGGCACCCAAACCGCTTTCTTTCGAGAGCTGAGCCGCCGTCATGCGCAACAAGTGGGCTTTTGCGGGACTCACTTTCCTGCCTCTGCGGGTTTTTCTTCTGTGCGCTCTTCGGGCAGCAGCTCGATGTTTTCAATCAAGCAGCCCGCTTCATACGCTTCAATCACATAAGCGTCGTTTGAGCTTGTGTAATCGGCAATCTGGTCATAGTCCGGCTCTTCACGCACATGACGGCGGCGGCCTCCCTCTTGCCAGTACAGCGATAAATTAGCCAGTGGCAGAATCAGCATTTTGTCTTTCGGGAAGAAAGGCACCGTGACGGCAGTTTTGCCACCAATGCGCTTTTGGCTAATCAGCATATCCAGCGCCATTTCTTCGGTGGGCGCGTGCTCGCTATTGATCTTGGGGAAGTATTTATCTGCCAGTAATTCGCTGGAGACGATCACCACTAAATTAGGGTTTTCGCGGTACTCGGGATGAATCAGGGTATTCACCGCATCAAACACCAGCGCGTCGATGCTGTTGTAGTCGCCTTTTTCGGTGTTCCAGGTGACGTTGTCTTTGCCCTTGATCTCGGTTTTACCCACAATGATTTTGCCGGAGCCTGGCTTACTTTCTGTCATCACGTTAACAGGGGCATTTTCGCGGTACTGCTGAAGCCAGCCTTTGTTCACGTCTTGCAGCAGCGGGAATTTCTCGCGGTCGGTGTCTTCGGCCACCGATACACCATTAAAGCCGATCATGATTCGATCAAGCGCTTGCTGCTTGACGATCACGTCGCGGATTTTGGTTTGGAAGTCTGGGAACTTGGCCCACATATCCAGCTTTGCGTAGCCAATGCCGGTGTCAAAGTTGGTTTGTACACAGCGATAGCGGCCAGAACTTAATCCCGTTACGTCACGCGGCTTACGCGGGTTCTTTTTAGTATTGGTACGGCCCGCAATCGTACTGGTCACGCCTAGGCCCAGCTTTTCGCCTTCCATCTCGGTGACAGAGGGCATATTGATCTTACCGAGGAAGGCGCTCGATAGTTGCACACGGCTTTCTAGCTTTTGCTGGATGGATGGATCAACCGTAAATGTTTTATTTGCGGCGGGAACCTTATTTAATTGAGCAACTTTTTTTTCAAAAGCGTTATAGACAATTCGCGTTTCATTGCGCATGGTGTTTCCTTAATCGGGTATTGAATTGTTTTGATTGAATTTCGGCATGTTGCCTAATTAGCAGTCTGTTTCAAAAGACACTGTGCCGCCGGTGGCTTTGTCGCGTTGGCCTGCAAAATGCGCCGGTTCGTTTTCAACTTTTGATTTGAATTCGCGCAATTCGGCTATTTCGTTTTTCAATTCATCGATACGGCTTGTCATGGTGCGAAAGCCATCATTGTTTTCTGCGGTTTGCTCGGCAATGGCTTCCAGTGCTTGCTGGATATCCGCAAATTGCAGGTTTTCTTTTTCTGCTTTTTTAGAAAAAATCTTCTTTACAGATTCCAGCATCGACACGGCGTGCGTTCCTTCTTCTTCGAGTGCAAACTCGATGGCATTGGTGAATAAACAGTTTTTGTTTGTTTTGCGGGCCATCAGCGGGCTGGCACCACCGACTGAGGCTGAGAATTTCAGCATTGATGTACCCAAGCTAGCGGGGTTGTCGGTGACAGCTAAGCCGGTTAAGTAGGCTTCCCCCGTGTCTGCAAAGTCAGGGTCACACTCGATGGAGGTGTAAACCTTTTGGCGGTTCTGATTCATCGCCACCAGTTCGGGCGTGGGGTCAATGGTGGCAAACAAGGCCATCTTGCCGTCGATCTCTTTGGCTTCCAGTGCCACTACATCACCGTAAGATTTAAAGGCGCTGTCTGGATAAATGCCTCGAATGTGTTCCATATTCACCCGCGCCCCGTAGGTCGCTGGGTTGTAATTCTTTGCCATCTGGCTAAGCCAGGCGCGGGTAATGGTGCGGCCATCGGTGGTTGCGCCTTCGGTCGCTACCCGAAACGATTTAAATTTTTTGTCCATAGACCCTTCTGCGGTTTTATTGAATAGCGGGGTTAATTCCTGAAGGCACCCACTATCAACACAAATTAAACCCCCATCAATTGACGCCTTTTGTGGATTCCCATTTCACAAAAGCCAACAAAATACTTCTGCTTTTGATTGCCTTAGCCTTTGGCTATGGAAAATATAAACATCAAAGATCCGCGTATTGAGGCTCGCCGCCTGTATTGGGCAGGCTGGCGTGTTTCGCGTATTGCAGAATCATTAGGCGAAAAACCCGCCACGGTGCATAGCTGGAAACGGCGCGATGAATGGGACAAAAAGAAGCTGATTGAGCGCGTCGAAGAGTCGCTGGAATCGCGCTATATCTTTCTTTTGAATAAGGACAAAAAAGAGGGTATCGACTTTAAAGAAATTGATTTGCTTTCACGGCAAATGGAACGCATCGCAAGGATTAATAAATACACCGGCGGCGGCAATGAAGCCGACCTAAACCCCAATATTGCCAGCCGCAACAAGGCAGAGCGCAAGAAGGCCACCAAGAACGATTTTAATGATGAGCACGTCGATCTCATCAAAGACGCCTTTATGGATTCTTTGTTTGCCTATCAGCATGGCTGGTTTGAGGCAGGCAAGAAACACAGCTTCCGCAATGTTTTAAAGTCTCGCCAAATTGGCGCAACCTGGTACTTCGCCCGCGAGGCGCTGTTCGATGCGATGACCACGGGCCGCAATCAAATCTTTTTAAGCGCCAGCAAGGCGCAGGCGCATGTATTCAAGCAATACATCATCGCCTTTGCCAAAGACGCCGCCGATTTAGAGCTAAAAGGCGATCCTATCGTCTTACCCAACGGCGCAACGCTGCACTTCCTCGGCACCAATGCCCGCACCGCGCAGAGCTACACCGGCAATCTATACGTGGATGAGTATTTCTGGATTCCACGCTTTCAGGAACTCCAAAAAGTCGCCTCGGGTATGGCCCTGCATTCGCACTGGCGGCAAACCTACTTTTCGACGCCTTCCAGCCTAAACCACGATGCCTATCCGTTCTGGTCGGGTGATGCCTTCAATAAAGGCCGTGCCAAAGCTGATCGTATTCAGCTTGATGTCAAACCGGCCAGCCTGGCAAAAGGCAGCCTCTGTGCTGACGATCAGTGGCGGCAAGTCGTGACCATTGAAGACGCGATTGAAGGCGGTTGTAATCTGTTTGATCTGGACAAGATCAAAAAACGATATAACCCCAACGATTATCAAAACTTGCTGATGTGTGAGTTTATCGATGATAGCGCCAGCATCTTTCCCTTATCTGAATTGCAAAAGTGCATGGTTGATAGCTGGGAGAAGTGGGAGGACTTCAAAGCCATTGCCCCGCGCCCCTTTGGCTACTGGCCTGTATGGATTGGCTACGACCCTGCTTTATCCGGCGATAGCGCGGGCTTGATCGTATTGGCCCCGCCGTTGGTGCCTGGCGGTAAATTCCGCGTGTTGGAGAAACGCCAATGGAAAGGCATGGATTTTGCCGCGCAGGCGCAAGGGATTAAGGATATCTGCAGCCAATACAACGTGGCGTATATCGGCATTGATACCACCGGCATTGGGCAGGGCGTTTATCAACTGGTTAAACAGTTCTACCCAGCGGCTAAGGCCATCAATTACAGCGTAGATATGAAAGCGCGCTTAGTCATGAAGGCGCAAGACGTGATCCGCAATGGCCGCTTGGAGTTTGACGCGGGCTGGACGGATCTTGCCGCCGCCTTTATGGCCATTCAAAAAACCATGACCGCCAGCGGGCGGCATGTGACTTACTCGGCTAGCCGCTCCGAAGAACTCAGCCACGCCGACTTAGCCTGGGCATGTATGCACGCCTTACTCAATGAGCCGTTAGAAGGCTCTAATTCGACTAATTCCGGCTTTATGGAAATTTGCTAAATGAAAAAAAAACCGTACTTACCTAAATCAACCATGCTGGCCAGCACGCCCAATCCATCGGCCAGCGGCTCGGTGGCCTTCACCTTTGGCGAGCCTTCCGCCGTGCTCGATCGCCGTGAATTACTGGATTTACTCGAGTGCAACAACAACGGCAAATGGTACGAGCCGCCGATGTCATTTGATGGGCTGGCTAAAACCTACCGCGCCACCGTTCACCATTCCAGCCCCATTCAGGTTAAGCGCAACATCCTACTTAAAACCTTTATCCCGCACCCGCTATTAAGCCGCACTGAATTTGCTAAGTTTGCGCTGGATTACCTGATCTTTGGGAATGCCTATTTAGAGAAGAACCTAGGCCGCACCGGCAAGGTGCTGAAGCTTACCCACGCGCTGGCCAAGTACATACGCGTCGGGCTAAAAGAGGGCGGTTTTTATCAAGTACTGAATCATGCCAAAGAGTATGAGTTTCAGCAGGGCACGGTGTTTCACCTGCTCGAGCCTGATATCAATCAAGAGATTTACGGCTTGCCTGAATACCTATCGGCGCTTAATTCAACCTGGCTGAATGAATCCGCCACGCTGTTTCGCCGCCGCTATTTTGAAAACGGCAGCCATGCCGGTTTTATTCTGTACATGACCGACGCCGCCCAAAACGAAAGCTATATCGACGACCTGCGCGAAGCCCTGCAAAAAAGCAAAGGCCCAGGGAATTTTAAAAACTTAATGGTGTACGCGCCTGGCGGCAAGAAAGACGGCATGCAGATTTTGCCTATCTCAGAAGTAGCGGCAAAGGATGATTTCTGGAACATCAAAAACGTAACCCGTGACGATCAGCTGAGCGCCCACCGTGTACCCGCGCAACTGATGGGCATCATCCCCAACAACACCGGCGGCTTAGGTGATGTAGAGAAAGCCGCCACCGTGTTTGCTTATAACGAGATTGAGCCCTTGCAAGAGCGCATGAAAGAGCTGAATGATTGGCTGGGGGTGGAGGTGATCCGCTTCAAGCCTTATAAATTGGAAAACTAAATACACAAACATTAAGCCCGCAAGCGCGGGCTTTTTTACATCTATTAACATCCTCTTTTTATTAAAAGTTGCTCCGTTTAATATTGGGAAAGAACGCTATTTAAAATATTATTGGTAATATTTTTAAAAAAGGACTTACTCAATATAATTTCGGTTCAACTGACATTGGAGATGTTACCTTTTGCATAAGCTCTCGCATGGAATACCATCCCCATCACGGTCTAATTTACTCAATCCACACTGTTTCAGATACATCATTGCTTCAGCGCAAGATGACATCTCTTTGCAATAACGCTTAGTGCCACAGGCGCTGGAATTAGCCGTGGATGGGGTGGATTGTTTTGGCGCAGATGACTTATTTCCATGCCTGAAGTCCCATGGGGCTACTGGATTTGGTTCTGCCCAAAGGCCTTTGCGTTGTGCCTTAGCCTGGCTTTCAGATTGGCTGTAATTTGAATCATGTCCATATTGTACGTAGTACCAGGCAAGCCCACGTTTGATCTGCTCAAGGTTTACATCCATCCCGCTAACAATGATTTTGCCTACAGTGCGTTGGTATCTGTCCTTGGTTTCAACCTCTACAGAAACATTTTTCCCATAAATCAAATCAGATAAAGATTGCTTAGACTTTTCACCAAAAGGCTGTTTCTTTTCGGGGGCGTCAATTTGGGCAAGTCTTATTTTTATAGACGTGTTATCGCTGGTTAGTAATGTTACGGTGTCTCCATCACTTACACCTACAATCCGGCCTGTAAGTGTTTGAGCGAAGGAGGGAAAAGTGATGAGTGCCAGTATAAAAGTGAGCCGAAACATATAATTCCTTGTGTTTATCGCTCAGGCATCAGTTTAGGATGATTTACCCCCAGCGCGCGCCCTCGTGACCCCGCCACGCCTGCCCACTTAACACACTATTTTTTATGCACCTGCATGATGAAGGCTCAAGCCTTGCCAGATATGGTCCTTAACGGTAAAAAATGTCCCTATAAAAGCTTGCATAATTTGCTAATTTATCGCCGATTGTTGCAAAGTGCTAACACTGACTTATGCAAGTGAGTGTTAGCACAGAAAACCTAGCCAATATGCGGGTAAACATAGCTATTTACGCGGAAAGTCCTTTATTTTTACGCCTGTCCTAAAAAGCATGGGGTCAGGTCCTACATTTTACATAAGATAAAATTTATAGTGGTTTGCAAGGCCGATAAATTAATTGCTTTATGTCAAATGTAAGACCCTACCCTATGGGTTTTTAATTATATCAATAGGCTTTTATTTGATTTAGTTAAAGTTTCCCCTATAACATAATTGTTGTTGTTTAATTCATGGTATATACTTTTTGTTGCAAAAATTATCTGACAATCTACTGATTTATCTTTTAATATATCATATATTATTTTCTGAAAGTTTTTTGATCTACTATCTTCCATTCCTCCATTCTCAATGCCATCAAGAATCATAAATCTTGGTATTCTTACGTAGTTTTTATCTAAAGAAGATAAAAATAACGAAAAATGAAATGCGTTGTTTAAAAATACCATTCCGCTTTCCGAAAATGTACTTTTTCCATTTACTGATATTGTGTTTGATGCGAAATCGAACTCAATAGTATTTGCATTTTTAAATTCACCTTCAGCGCCAATGTCAAGTTTTAAAATGTCAATTAAGTGAGATGATATAATTCCAAGTATTTCTGGTTCTCGTGATTTATTTGTGTTTGTTTTTAATTCGATAAAACTTTTGTATTTGTTTACTTCACTTTGAATTAAGTCTCTCTCTGTTGTGAGAGTTTTAATTGACTCATATAGTTCACTTATTTTTTCAAGAGTAGCTATTTTCTCCTCTGTTTCGCCGATTTCATTATAATGTTTATAGAGCTCTGATTCATTTGATGTGTTTAAAGCTGTGATTGTTGATGATATTTTAGTTAGAGTTTTCCTCATCTCTACTTGTATTTGTTTGCTTTTTAATTTTTGCTCTTCAAGTTTTTCTTTTTTCTTTGTTAATAACCTTTCTGATTCATCTATTTGTATACTAATCTCATTCTTCATTCTAATTAAATTTATACTACCTTCTGTACTTTGTGTTTCTTCTGGATGCCCACACAAATGGCAATGATCCGCAAGAGTGCTTTTTTCTAAAGATTTATGGCAATTTGGACAGGTTTTAAATACTATTGGTAATTTATATTTGTCAACTCTTAGTGAATCATTTATTGCACAATTTTTGTCGTGAAGTTCTGCAATAAACTCTTCAGAATCGAGTATTTCATATTGAAGACTTTGTATCAAACTCTCACAATCTAAGAGTTCATTCTTAATTTTTATACTCTCGTTCGCATATTTTTTAGTAATATCTTTTTCTTTTGATTGGGAGATGATGTTATCTTGGCGGATTTTGGTTATTTCCTCTTTGAGGAATGATATACTTTTAATGTATTTCTCTTTTTCTTCTTCTAATGTGGTTAAATTATTTACAAATGACGTTTGGCCTATGACAGAGAAAATTGCACTTAATTTATGAACAACTTTATCTAGTTTTTTTTCTTCAGCGGCAAGTTTAATTTTTGCGTCGTATAGCTCATTATCATGAATTCCAAGAAGGTATTTTCCAATTGACTCTCTTTTGAATGCAGAATCAAATTGTTCTGAGTTGAAAAAACTGCTAGATGTGTTGGATTGGTCACTATAGATAAGTCTTAAAATTTGATGTATTGTAATGTTGTTATTTTGTAAGTCTGCTTTTGCTTCTGGTATTTCTAAAATAGAAAATAATTTTTGGGAGAAGCTTTCTCTCGATGCTGTTATTTGGTAGGGGTAATTACTCCATGTTTCAATAGGAGATAAGACAGCATTGTCTATATGCAGATAGCAAATTTCAAGGGATTGTCTTTCGGTGTTGTTATTTGTTCTTCGTAAGGTGATTGAATTTCCATTGATTTTTAATCCGACATATATGTTGTTGCAACTTCCTGCTTCACTTTTCCATTTTATTATTTCATACCCAAGGCCAAACATTAGTAATTGAATTACAGATGTTTTTCCTCCTCCGTTGCAGCCGCTTAAGACGTTGATTCCTGGGTGAAATTTTTGGTCAAATGCGGTTATGTTGCCCTTTTTAGCAATTAATCTTTGTATTTCAATTGTTGGTTTGTATAGAGTCATATTTGTGCTCGATTAATTTGCTTGCTTGCTTTAAGCCATTTCTTCCAACTAAATCTAATTTGAAAAGATGGTCGAATATGAATGAAATTGCCTTTCTAGATATGCTATTAAGTGGGTCTTTAGCAATATCACTAAGAAATGCTGGGATTAACTCTATGTTGATTTTATATCGGCCACCGCTGCTTGTTTTTGTTATTGATCCTATTTCAATTAGATATATAAATACAGCGTTTTGTATCGATTTCATAGATTCAAATAAGTTTTTTGGATCGTATGATTGATACCTATTTGCATAGTCTTTGAAGGAGTTTTTTTGTTTTATTATGTCCCTGCTTAGTGACATTTGAGTAATGTGAATTGGATTCGCCACAATAAAGTCAAATATTCTGAGTCGATCTTCCTCAATTTCATTGGATCCGCACTCTAATAATATTGCAATAACTCTTAATAGAGTATGGTTTTTATCAAGGGCCTTATTGTATAGCAACATTATTTCCACTCCAGATGACAATTTCCTGTAAGAAAATACACCATGCCACTAATTTGGCGGTTGTAAATTTCAAGAACATTCTCTCCCAGTTTGTCTTGAATTACAGAAAACAACATATCATTAATTAATAGTTGTAAGTGATCTTCATTTTGGCACTGGTAAAGGTGTGGTTTTATTTTTGATTTAAAAGTAGACTCAATATCGGATAAAATAAATGTAATTATTTTTTGAGCTGATTTGTAGTGTTGATTTTTTACAATGAATTTAGAAATATTCTCTTTTAACTCTTCAGCTTCATCAACCATATAGCTAAAGCCAGCCTCATTGAGCTTCACTTTAAGAGTGCGGATGTCTGATTTCGCATTGCTATAATGATTTAACTCATCTATTATTTTTGATGTTGTTTCTTTGTTGCTTAATTCTGTTTTAAATAAATTTGATAAGCAGTCTAGTTGAGATAATCTTGGTGTGTAGTTTATAATCTTATCTCTGCCTATAACATCAGAGCCTGCTTTTACACCAATCATACTGACAGATGTATTCATTTCTTTACATTATTGCTGTTTACCTTTTTGTCCCGGCCGACTACATCGCCCCCTGCGATAATGTTTTTTAGTGTTGTTTTATCTCTGCTTTTATTTTTATGTGAAAAAATAATTTTTATGGCACTGGCACAACCAGTTATAGCCGCGCAGATAACTCCAATTAAGGTGAGAATTTCAGCATTGCTCATATTATAAAATCCATTTTTAATTAAATTAGCTAATGAAAAAAACACAACTGTAGTATGCGAATAAATATTTCAAAACTATTGAAATAGTATTTTATATAAATACAACATATCAGTATTATGCACTATACTTACCATTTTTCAAAGGTGCGTCAGTGTTTTGTTAGCAACTGTTTGTTTGATGTCATTTTTTAGAAAAAGCAATGGGGTCAGGCTTTACATTTTGCATCAGATAAAATTTATAGTAGTTTGCAAAGCAAGTTAAATTGATTGCTCATGTCAAATGTAAGACCTGACCCGATAGGTTTCCGAACACTGGTAACTTTTCTTAGTGCCTAACCGTTGATATATTGAGGCTGAAAGACTCAGCCTTTTGGGAATCCCCCTCAATGGAAGGGGTAGTGCGTATTGTTGGAACTTAGTTTAATGGCGAAACGTTCGAGGGATTTAAGTGGTCCCACTGACGGTCTGCATTAGCCTTTAACTGCGCAACCGAAAGACCGTACTTTTTTAAATACAGGTCAAGAATTTTGTTGGCAGCGATATCAGCGAGCTTGACCTTGTGTTTAGCATCAACTAGTGCAGTGCAGGCCAATAGGCGTCCCTTTGGAGTCTGAAGGTCTATGATGCACTTATGCAAAAACTCATGGACTACCCAATTTCGGTAGTTCCAACCATCTACGAAGTTGGCATTTAATTCTTCTGATAGGACTAGTTGTTTCCTTAGCCTTTGTAGTAATTGACCAAGTGTTTTTTGCGAAAAAGACTCAGCTGCATCACTGTAAGCTCCTTCTGCTGCGTTCGCTTCTTCGTGAGAGATAGTAGACAGCAGCATTACGAGAGTGCCCTCAAATGCTTGACATATAAAAAGTGCCTTGCCGAGTTCAAGTAGTACTGGTTCTAACTCTGCGATGACGTTTAATTGGCTAGGTAGCATGACATGTATACGCTCTAACGTTGGAAATCAGCGGCCTAGTTTTGTGGGGTTGTTGGATTGATTTGTTAAATATTCCTGTGTTTCGTTGTTGACGCTGTTTTTGCCTTGCATGTAAATGGTGTTGGCTAGCGTTACTATTAGGATAAAAAGAGTAAAAATAGATGGCCAAAATATTTGATAGTGGCGCTTTTTTATACGCTTTTCTTCAATTAATCTACATACATTAGAGTAGGCGTTGTTAAAAGTATTTAATACTGCACTATTATCCGTTGGCATATATCCGCCTTCACCATTTTCAGCTTTCGGAAAGTGTTGCGACAAAACTTTAAGGAAATCTCTGAGTTCCCTTTCAGAGGCATTAATCAAATCTGGAGAAAAGGCGTAGCAGATAACATCGCTTTGTTGCACCACAGTGTTTTCATAGGAATACTTTTTCATTACTGGCCTCGAAGGGGTGATAAAGTGAGTTATTACATATAATGTAATGGGGCGTTTTAGCGTGTCCTGCTAGCCATTTGCATTATTTCTTGCTCGTACAATACCGCGCAATACTTTTTCATTTATTTGGATACGGGTGTTCTTCTGAGCCGCAGTTAATTGCCTTTTTCGCCATGTGTTAATATAGAACGTACGCTCCCAATTATTTATCCATCCTTTTTGATACGCATGGTTAATTGTCTCTATATTTATGGCTTTTTCTTCGTCATCTTGTATTCGTTTAACTGCCTGAAAAATTAAATCAGAAGGAAGATTTGTGAAAAGCATGGGGTCAGGTCTTACATTTTACATGAGATAAAATGTACAGTGATTTGCAAAGCTGATTAAATTGATTACTTAATGTCAAATGAAAAAAGCAATGGGGTCAGGTCTTAAATTTTGCATTAGATAAAATTTACAGTGGATTGCAAAGCAAGTTAAATTGATTGCTCATGCCAAATGTAAGAGCTGACCCTATAGGTTTTCTCGTGAGTTCAGCGGCTGCCGAAGGCAGTCCGCTGGAATGAATTGTTAGCCACTCATATTTGTAAAACAAAAGCAAACGATTTATTTACTCTGTTTGGGCTTAGAAGGCTTGAGAGCAGGTGTATTACCAGGGGTATCTTTGTTGTCTCGTCGACGTTGATCAAGCTTACCTGTCGATGGGGCAATCGGTTTTGGTCCAGGCTTAATAATTGTCATAACCACTCTCCTTGAATTTACGGTACTTGCCATGGGAGCTACGTACTGTGCTGCCTAACAAGATACAGACACCCTAAAACGGCAGAAAAACCACCTCCTTGGGGGTATAAAAACACGGCACGCCCTTGAAAACCCTTGCGGGGGCGATCTTAAGTGTTTTATGCCAGTATACTACACCCGATTGAGAGGGGATTCCCACCTTTGTTTTTCTTTTTAGTCAAATTGGCGATTGATTTATTAGGGTTTAGTGTAAGTTTTTGTTTGAATTTGATATGAGAATAGATGTCTTAACTATTTTTTTAATTATTTCTTCTGCGGGATTTTTGCGGGGCAGGGTGATTATCTGCTGTAACTTGTAGTGGCCCTCTGTAATGCGCCTTAATGCTAAGTTATTGATTTTATGTGTTGTATTTAAACCCCTCACGCATGGGGTGCAAGACTGGATATGTACACTGGTATTTCGTAGTTTCCTTGCTTACTTTGATGTTGGTAATTTTGTGAAGTGTTCACTTTCAGTTACCCACCCTGACCCAGACTCACAGTTTAACTTGGTGTACGCGTCTACTTTTCCGTAGGCTGTCTCCCCTGCTTCGCATTTTTCACCTTTTTTTATGGTAAATGCTGCTTTACCTTGTGCCGCGTTCACGTTTGCGTATGCAAAAACGTTCTTGTTTGCTTGCCATATTTCTTTAGGTGCTTTTTCACATCCAAATAGAACAAGGCATAAGCTAGTAAGTATTAAGGTTTTCATTTTTTTGGGTATGTTTCTTTTTTAGTTAATCTTTTAGAGTGACTAAGACCTACCATTAAATCTGCTGGCGAAACCACGGGTAGCCCATATCTAGGGTCATAGGCTGGAATTCCAGCAAATTCTAGTATTTCAGCAATATTAGACGAGCAACTATTGCTATCTAATTTATATGGCTTGTTTTCCGCAGCTCTTTTCTTTATCTCTTTTAGAATATTTTCTTTTTCAGTTTTCGATATTGCTAATGAGTATCCCCATGTGTCACGGTGCATTTTTACTTGCTGTCGGAATAAATAGCTTTCACGGGTATCAATATCCCATCCACCATGCGCCCGACCGTATACCGTTCCATCTATTGCCATCGAGGTATGCCCAAACTGTGATCCACTGGATATTAAACGTGAATCACTAATTAATATTTCTATGCGTTCGCGTGATACAAATATCTTTTTAATTTCTTTGCTTTCTATGTTTGTAGTGGTTCTATTGGTGACAAGAAACATCTCTTTGCCAGATGGAGATTGTATACTTTGGTTTGGCATCTATTAACCCTCTAAATAGATTTTTATATTTTCAGATTTGTTGATGGAATCAAGAAGATGCGTGTTTCCTTCTTCGTCTGTTTCTCCATGCTCAATTTGACCACTCTCTCGTACAATTGCATAAAGGTGATTAGCAATTGGTTTTTTTGTTTCGCTATCTAATAATTGAAATTTATCATTAAATAGGCTGTCAATTATTTTAGATGTGGCCGCTATAGCCGCCGCCGCTGCAATCGCCTTTCCTGCTTTGCTAGATGCACCTGATGAGGCCGCACCGCTTCCTTCATACGAGCGCCCGACCTCTGGCATGGATGAGATTAAAACCGCTCCGCATGAAGTCATATGACCTTCTAATGCAACGGGTTTACCGCCAACGTTCCACGAGGGGTCACCTTCAATAATTGGGCAAACGCCGTGGCCAGGGATAGGGCAGCTAACTTGATCCCCAAGGAGAGCAACAGGTTTGCCAAACATATTGCTTGTTGATGCAGCACTTATTACAACTCCGCCGTGGCTGGTTAGGTCGCCTAAGCGTATTACTCTTTTCAT